TAAACGATGGGATAGTCTTTTCGTGCGCATCGGAAAGTTTAGCGGCAATGTGGCGATTGACGGAACGTTATCCATCGACTCGATCATTACAGCTCTTCGATTGACGTCGAACCTCACCGTTGATGGCACAGTCACGGGCGATACGCTCGTCGGCGATTGGACCATGACCGGCAATCTGCAATCGACTGCGCAGGGGTCTCTTGCCGGTGTAGCGTCTGCAAAATTCTATTATCAACCCTCGACCGGCAATGCCGTGCTCGGTGCATGGGGCAAGGATGCCTCGACAACGGGGACAATCAGCTTCTATCTTGCAAAATCCGATGGAAGTGGAGGTGAAATAGAAGTCAGCATTGATTCGGCGAGCACAAATTTCACGGGCAATGTTCTCCCCTCAGCCGCCTCAACGTATGCGCTTGGTTCTGCAGTGCTACCATGGAGGGCAAGCCACTACGATTCACTCCTTTCCACGTATCTGAACGGTCGCGTGATCCGCATGGGTTCAGCCTTGTCCGACACGACGAAGTTTCTTCTTAACTCCGATACCACCTCTCTCGTTGCCATGCAGTGGGAGTTAGACGGCAAGACTCCCATGACGCGCATGTTGACGGTGGCGGCCAATGCTCCATTGGCTTCGTCGGCAGGCGCTCAAGATTTGTCAGCCGACAGAACGTGGACGCTCTCTGCTGACACAACGACAGCTCTTTCAGGACTGACGACGCTCTACCAGAATTCACTCAAGGCCAGCATATCTTCACTCGGCTCGGCTGCTTACGTTGACTCGACTCGTATCGCCTATCAGGACAAAACCAACACTTTCACGCAAGCGCAGACGTTCAATAGCACCATCAACCTCCAGACCATATCAAGCGCGGCCTCATTCACGGGGACGGTCGCTACAGTGGGCGATGTTACAGTAGGCGGCATTGCTTTGCTGGACACAATCCGTAATTCGCTTACGTCAGTGGTGGTGGATGATTCGCTGACGGTGACGGGACTTGCTACCATCGCAGGTGATGTGGCGGTAAATGGTGGTGACTTAACAACTACGCAGACTACGTTTGCATTGCTCAACGTAACCCCTACGACGATAAATGCCTTCGGAGCTGCAACTACGATAAGCATGGGCGCACTCACGGGGACGACCACAATCAACAATGATCTGATTGTTGGCGATGAATTGATAGTGAATGGGACGGGAACAAGTTCATTTGCAGGTCCCATCTCCGGCACTACGGTAACGGCAAGTTCTTATGGAATCTTCGGCGGGGGGGATATTGTCGTGGCTTCCGGTGGTATGGCAAAGATTATAATTGATGGCGCAGACGCTACCGAGACAAACGCAGAAAACGCCATCTTTGAAAAAACCGCCAACCTGAATTACACTTCGCGGGCATCCCATATCTTTGTGATTGATAACGATGCCAACGAATCAAATAGAACCTTTTCAATTCGTGCGGACAGTGTTGAATCATCCGATATTTTCACTCTCTCTAAGGCGGGCGCACTTACCGTCGCCGCAGGACTCTCCGGCACTACGGTAACGATGACAGGTAGTCTTGATGTTGATGGCGACGTAGCGGACACTTCGGCCTTCACCACGACTGCAACGCGAGCCGCAGTCTATATCGCGGGCGCGCTCTCAACAGACAAGTACACGGTCAGTCACCGAAACGCAAGCGGAACCGAGACATTGCCGGTAGCGGACGATCAAATGTCCTATTATGCCAAAGCTGACAGCTTGATTGTGCTGAGACAGGCTGGAACAACAAGCGGACTGAAGTTCTCATACAGCAGATTCAAATAAAAACAAAGGGGGCAATAATCGCCATGCTTGAATTCCTTCAACACGCTCCGCTGTGGGTGCAGATTATCAGCGTCGGAAGTCTTTCGACGCTCGGCCTCTATATTATCCTGCTCATCGTTCGCTCCGTGATTGGCTTGCGGACGAAGACATTCAACGGATCGACAAAGAATATCGAGATGTCCTTGACAACGATAGCCGCAAACACGACGGACATGAAAGAACTCATGGCAATGGGATTTGGAGACTCACGGGAACGATTGGAAAAGATCGACAAGAATCTTGGCCTTGCAATGGACCGACAGATTCACAGGGAAGACCTTGCTGGCCTCAAACGAAGGAGAAAACAATGAGTCCTAAAAAGCCGGATGTCTCATTGATGGAAGCCAGAGACACATCTGAGGCGATCAACTACATATTTATCGGAGTGAAGTTTTTCCTCTTGAAACATACCTTGAAGACACTGCTTGTCCTGATGCTCATGGCCGTAGGGCCTATCTACGTCGGATGGGATTATTTCACTTCGGCCAAAGTGAAGATCGAAAAGGCACTTCCACTGGATGAGGACACGGGTTGGAGGTTCTCGATCATGCCGGAGGCATACGCCTCGACAGGAGAGAAGCCAAACGAAATACGGATTGACGGCAAGCTCTATGGCTATTATGATCCTCTCTTTACTGTCTATGTCATGCAAGGCCGTCAAAAGTTATTCATCTACGACAAAGAGACGCGCGAAAGTATTGTCATGAAAATACCGGAATTAGGCTCACAAACGAAGGAGTAACGGGTTATGGACTTTACACAATTTGGACTTTCGGCCATTCAGCTTGTGGTCTTTATGATGTTCGTCACGGCGGTCATTGAGGTCATCAAAGGCATCTCCGCGAAAGGCGTCTTTGGTATTGTTAAGGAATTGGGTTATACGCTGTTCAAGAACCAGCCACTTTCGCCAGAAACGATTAGAACACTCAACTTCATCATTGCCCTCATCTTTCTTCGGTCGTTCGAATATGGAGCTATGGCGAGGCTCCTAGGCATTGATACGATGACATTTGGACCCTTTGCCTACTGGCTGGACTATATAGCGACTGCCTCAGTCATCTACATGGGGGCAGATTATCTCTTCAGTTGGTATTGGAAAATCAAAGCAAGGGCCAATGAAGTAGCGGAAGGAAAAAAGGATGCCTGATCTGACATTGCTCGCGGCTGAATTGACGCGAGATGAGGGACTCCGCTTGAAGCCCTACTTGGATTCCGTCGGAAAGACCACAATTGGCATCGGGCGTAATCTCACGGATCGGGGGATATCCGAGGACGAAGCAACATACCTGCTTGCAAACGACATTGCAGAGGTTCTCCAGGAACTTGACCGTCAACTGGGTTGGTGGAGAACAATGAACGAGCCGCGTCAACGTGTGCTGGCAAATATGTGCTTCAATATGGGCATTGGAACATTGATGACGTTCAAAAATACGCTTTTCAACATGCGAGAAGGCAACTATACGTTGGCTGCTTCCGGCATGAGAGACTCTCGATGGTACACCCAGGTCGGCGTGCGGGCTGAAAGATTGGCTGTGATGATGGAAACTGGAAAAGAATTTTAATCGCCGTCCGCTTCTGGCTTGATCTCGGCAGGTTCCGCCCCGGACGGCACTTCCTCTCTGCCCCAATCTCAAGGAATGTCTTCATCTTGACGATGTGCTCAAGGCTCTTCCTGTGGAAGTGCCGAACAGTTCTCAAGCGTAAACTACTGTTTCCACTATTTTACTTTCCGTGTCTAAAGTAAATTATCGTCCGCCTCGAATCCTGATTTCGGCAGGCCCACCTCCGGACGAAGACCCCTCTGCAAAGTAGGTGGGGATGGAAAAGTTTGGCAACGAACTCCCGACTACGTTGCGCTGAACGCCTCGGCTTGTCGCTGGGGCGTTTTCGCTTGGTGGGAAAATATCTCAATCGGTAATTTTTACCGTCTCATTTACTACGTTATTGCAGGGGTTTCCGCTCGTTTGTAATTATTACAAACGGCATACTTCTTGATTTTGTAATCTTTACCGATTGCAGAATATGTCTTGTTTCCACCTCCGGTTCTGCGTATCATCAAACGCGGAACCACTTCGATGCGCGAATTTAAACCCGACATATTCTCCCACGTCTCTTGTAGTCCTTCCTTCGCCGGATTCTCCGGATCGCATGGAGTGGAACCGCACTATGAGAGCGTGGGAGTTTTTATTGATGTGCTCTGGTGAAAAAATTAAGTCTTATTAATCAGCATTTTGGATCGTGGACCGTTCTCAGGTCTTATGGGTATCATCACGAGCATACGCATTGGGTTTGCCGATGCAAGTGTGGTACCACAAAAATAATCCCGTCTGGGAATTTGACATGTGGACTGTCAAGACAATGCGCGTCGTGCGGATATAAAAACATGATTGGATGGAAGTATGGCTTAGCTAGTAAACAAACGCCACGCGAATTACGAACTTGGAGGTCGATGATGTCGCGCTGTTTTAACCGGAATAAACCTGAATACAGATATTATGGCGATCGCGGGATAACGGTGTGTAGCCGTTGGAAGAATTCTTTTGAGAACTTCCTCGCTGATATGGGGCCACGTCCGAAGGGAATGTCCATCGACCGAATCAATAACGATGGAAACTACGAGCCGAGTAATTGCCGATGGGCGACACCAAAACAGCAAGCCATGAATACTAGGTGGTTCCGTCGTCCTGAGGGAATGAGATTCGCAGGGCTTGTTTGTCTTTCGCGGGCGGAAACCCCCAAGGGAAATCTGTATGCAAACACGTATTTTCTTTTCCGCTGTGATTGTGGGCAAGAGAAAATTATTCGGTTTTCAAGTGTGCGGCGCGGTGTAACAAAACACTGTGGTTGCCGTCAGGGTGAAAGGGAAGTGGCCTGATGGCGTGGATGGAACTGCACCAAGAATTCTACAATCATCCAAAGGTTCGACGGTTTGCGGCTATTCTCAAAGAGCGTGTCCCGTTCGGGCGCGGGGTTTTTATTTTTCCCATCTACAAGAGGATTACTTGAAATTCGAGATTAAACATCGGTTCAACAATGCTGTTCTGTTCTCGCTTAAGACTGACTCGCTCAAATTATGCGTTGAGGCGGCGGTAAAATCCCATGCGTACCTCTCCGGTGCGAACCTCTCCGGTGCGGACCTCTCCCATACGGACCTCTCCCATACGGACCTCTCCGGTGCGACAGGTTTCAACCCAAATTTTTACACGCCACTTTTCATGCTCTTAGACCAACCTGGAAAAATTCGGGCGTACAAATTGGTCAACAAGTATCACGAGGGACCATTCAACGGCGGTATCAAATACATCGTCGGCAAGGTGGTGAAGGTAACAAGAGTCAACAGCGACGTGAATGTGCAGTGCGGATTTGGCATTAATGTAGCTACACTGAATTGGTGTATGAAAGAATGGTGCAAGGGTCGGAAGATTCTCTTAGTGGAGTTCACGGCAAAAGACATTGCCGCCATACCGTCAGGCACAGACGGGAAATTCCGCGTTCGCAAGTGTAAAGTTATCCGCGCGTTGGATTTGAAGAAAATCGGACTTACAGTTCCGAAAGAAAAGAAATAAGAGGATCACATGAAACCCCAACTCACAACCAAAGCATATTTTTCTAGGCATCGTTCTGCTTGCATTGACGCTAAACAATATGCGCTCAAATTCAAGACCGCACATGAGGCGTGGCAGAAATGCAAACGTGCTAATTGGATGCTGTGGGCTGTATATCAGGACACGAAACTTGTCAATCAAATCGGCAAGGCGACCTTCGTTGGGCTTGCAATTACATTCGCAGAACGGGCGTTGCCTGAGTTTGAAAAGAAATATCCCAATGATGCGCGACCGAGAGAAAAAATCAGGGCCGCGAAAACGTGGCTTAAGCGGAAAACGAAGAAGAACCAAGAGATTTGCGCCAGTGCCGCCAGTGCCACCCATGCCGCCAGTGCCGCCTATGCCGCCAGTGCTGTCAGTGCTGTCAGTGCCGCCGATGTCACCAGTGCCGCCTATGCCGCCCATGCTGCCATGGATGCCGCCGCCAGTGCCGCCAGTGCCGCCAGTGCCGCCAGTGCCGCCTATGCCTTCCATGCCGCCAGTGCTGCCTATGCCGCCAGTGCCGCCTATGCCGCCAGTGCTGACGAAAGACTTTGGCAAGCCAAAGTAGTGCGGCGAGCAATTAAGAATCCATTCAAATAATGGCCATTAACATTGATACTCGTCCTTCCAAGGCAATGTTCAAGACACACAGCAAATTCCCTCCTACTGCGTGTGGATATTGCGATGGAAGAATTCCTGTAAGGCGTTGCGGTAGTCGTTCTAACCGTGGATTCCGATGCACGCGGCAATGGGATCACAAGCCGCCGCACGTCCATTGTGCTGAAAATGAACATCGGAAAACTTCGTGGTAGGACTTGACAGGATGCTAAAAAAAATTGCATATTATGTTCAGTAAGTTCGGAACGGTGCTAAACAATCTACCACATACAACCCCGCGTCCCTTTCAGCCCTTTCTTTGCCAGCTTCGGCTTGCATCGTTCGGACTTACTCTGATTGGGCGCGGGATTTTTATTTTTCTGCCATGAAATGGCTCAAAATGGATTGCGACGCACAAGAAAACCTTGATATGAGAAAACTTGTTGACGCGTGGGGATGGGAATGGTATGGTCGGTATTGGGCTATTCTTGGCAAGGTTGGCATGTTGGTAACGGAGAGTCGTCAGACGTTCGCGCTACAAACGAACAACGGTGATCCATTCCCCGTCCGACTATTGTCAAACGATCTCGGCACGACCGTTGAACGAATGACGGACTTTCTTTCCTACCTGGCAGATAATCGTTTAATCGACAAACGAGCATGGAGTGAAAAAGCCCTTATTTATGTGCCTAAATTGAAGGATAGGGCAGACGAATATACGAAGAAACTCCTGACAAAGTCCCGACAAACTCCGGAGCAAGAAGAAGAAGAAGAAGTAGATAAGAAAAAGAAAGAGAATACTAAAGATAAGATAAGAGGACATCCCACAAAACTATCAAACCCGAATCTTGATGAGGTTAAAACGCTTTGGATTGAGAGAGAGTATGTCCGTCCCGAGGTCGAGGCTGAAAAGTTCTTTAATTACTACGAAGCGAATGGTTGGCGTGTCGGGAAAAATCCGATGAAAAATTGGAAGGCCGCTGCCGCCGGATGGAATACCAGAGCAAAGGAATATGGAAATGAAAGAACTAGCCAGAGTCCTAAAGCAAACAGTGTCGTTGAGCGTGCCACCTTCCGACATGGGCCGGAGGACGAGCAACGCTTTAAGAATCTTGGCGAGTCAATCAGAGGGATTCGCGATAGGGAAGACAACGACAGTAAGCGGGTTGGACCTGATACCGTCACCCCAAGTAAGTGAGCAGAGTATTTTGAAAGCAGCAGCGTTCACTGAGCAGAACTTTGGTGTGAAGTATGCACCGGAAAAGTGGATAATGCTTTCTCAGATGATGGTCTCGGAAGGTTGGAGTGAGGAAAGATTCAAAAGAACGTATGAGCATTTTCTTACGACTCAGAAATATCCAAATTGGACGGTTGCGGATTGGTTCTCGTTCGATATCGAAGTGCATCCTTACGCCTGGTATTTGGAGCAAATTCACGTCAACGGTGCGTCCGTAAATGCTTCGATTGAATGTTATAAGTTGCCCGATGAAAAAATATGTTTTCGATACGTTGACGGTCAAACACTTCCCTTCCCCCGCAAGATGGTCAGAGACAAGGAATGGGTAGGATAGTCCAAAGTGCAATCCGTAGGAGTCAGAATGGTTCATCCAACTTGCAGAGATTGCGGGAAGAAACTCCACGCGACGAAACCCGGGATCAAAGACCGATGCACTACATGCGGCAACATTCACGCGCACAAGAGGGACATAGCGCGACTGAGAAAGAAACGGGGGAAGACACACGTCTCGGACGGGACAATAGGTTACGCGAGATATTTCTACGAGTATAACATTGGCCCTTGGAATGGTGATGAAGAACGCACACTACCGGCGTACCAGTTGGGCGGACACAAAAGGAGAGGAATGGAGTAGTGGCAGGACAGCCACACGATCCGGAGATATATCCACCAGTCCGCAAGGCAATGGAGGGCAACGAAGGATATCCCTTGGTCACATCTTGCTCCCCTTCATTACGCTCTGGCTCTGGATTCAGGAAGTCGCGGACATGAGGGATGGGGAGGACTCTTGAGAAACGTAGTTCTGAGAGGAAAAATATGAACCGCCGAAACTTTTTGGAGAGTTTAGGTGCATTTTCCGTTCTTCTTTCGGTTGGCGTTAACCCCCACATATATGAGGCTGAGTTTTTATTTTTCAAAGATGATGACTATGAAAGCTTCACTTGTATTGCAATAAGAATTGGTGAGTGGAGAAAAATGGTAGTATTTAACGGAACGGTAAAAGATAGAGTGGCGGCCTTTCGTCTAGGGAAAAAACTATTAGCCGAATCTGCTGCTGTGCAATTTAATTGCAAGCCGGAGCAAATACATTTCAAAAAACGGTGATGATCTCAACGCAAGGCACTTAGCACATCCACAGAAGGAGAAAGAAATCAAGTCAGAGTTGCGCTCCATTAAGCGCAGACTTCCAAATCGTAAGAGGAAACCATGAACTTCCTTCGTCAATTACTTTTGGACTTCCGATTCGGAATATACCGAGACAATGTAAGCAACAGGTATTGCGACGGATGTGGGAACTTTGCATCAATAGCATATTGGTATGGAGGGAAGCCATTGTGCAGAACATGCGCACGGGTGGAGTTGACGTGACTGAACGCCCGATACTTTTCTCCGGCCCAATGGTAAGGGCAATTTTAGACGGGAGCAAAACGCAGACGCGGCGCGTGGTGAAACCGCAACCAATCCCGTCAGCATCGTTGCACTTTGACGTTATCGCCGATCATATTTATGCCAACGGTATCGTTGCCGACTGTAAAGATTTTCCCATCCCGATACGATTTTACATTGGCGACCGTCTTTGGGTGCGGGAAACATTCAGCGATCGGGGCGACAACAATGCAGCGTATCGGGCAACGGGTGACGTGCGATGTGAGGATGAATATGTGAAGTTGCAAGATATGGGAGTGGTCTGGAAGCCCTCGATCTTCATGCCGCGATGGGCCTCAAGGATTACGTTGGAGATTACCGACGTTCGCGTTGACAAATTGGTGACTATTAACCATGTTGATGCTACAAAGGAGGGATTTGATTCCCTGGAAGACTTTAAGTCCGCATGGAATAAACTCCACCAACGAAAGGAAGGATTTTTATGGCAAAGCAATCCTTGGGTATGGGTCTTGGAGTTCCGAAAGGTGTAGTTCTAAAGTGCATACCTGGTATAACGGAGAGATATGCGGCTGGGTCAGACAAGTTGAACGATGTAGCGGTGAGAATAATAAGAGCATCTATTCCGCTTGGTCTTTGGGATTCTGGTAATGCAGCTAAAGTGTTTGGAGTAACTAAGTCTACAATTATGCAGATTGCGAGCGGAAGAAATTGGAAGCACATAAAATGATCCCCCTTTCCTCGCTCTGGCAGGTGACACTTTCGATGTGCGCAGGGATAGTATTCTGCGGGACGATAATGGGTCAAAGTGTTTGGACGGTGCTGATATTGATATTGATGATCTCAGCCCCGACAGTGATTGTAGCAATGAATAAGGAGAATGAAAATGACTAGAACCCCCGCAGAGTTAGAGCGTGTCGGAGGTGGGGAAGTCGTCGCAACTGATGGAGGTGGTTGGATCAAGAGAATCCGCATACGTCGATACGTTCCCTTAAAGGCCACCCCATGACCAAGCAAGAGCATAAGCATAGGTTAGACATCGACCCAAAAGTTATGAAAGCTATGTATCGTGCAGGGAAAAAATTGGCACGTGAAATTGGTTCGCAGAAATGTAACCATGCTTGGTATTTGGCAATCGCAAGCACAATTGGTAGCGGGAAAACTGTGATTGCTCGTTGTGACGCTTGTCCTGCGATTCTAAACGAAGTGCAAGTCAGCCGCATCCTCAACCGCAAGCATCCCAAGTATCTAAAAGTTGGGACCGTAGAAACGGTGGGTGATGATGATGCGTTAGACAGGCATCTTGAACTCTACCGCAAATCCAAATGACCACTCACAGGAGGTTCACATGAAAGCAATTCAAAAGTTCGCCGTAGTCAACAGTCGCAAGATCGTATTCGTAGTTCTCGTTCTCGCAGTCTCGGTTCTGACGTATCGGGAAATCACTAGGGATTTTCCCCCCGAGAAGTCTCAGCCACAATTCCAGAGTCTGGACATTCCCGTAGTGATTCAAATCCCTGGATATACGGTTGTCTTTTCCGCAGATTCGACGAAGCCTTCAGTGACGTTCGTAATCAGGTTCGTGAAGTCAGATGATACTTCCGCATTTCGTCAGAACGGTTGGTCAGTAGGAAGTGTTGCGGACAAGGACAGAGATATTTGGGCCGTAAGCTCGCAGGTTATCAAGTGATTTTCAAGGAAGTAGAATACGAAGGGATGAAGGAGACCCGCGAGAGGTGCGACGATATCGAGGCCGATCTATTCTTCATAACTTCTAGCATCAACGGGAATCCAGAACTTGCGGAATTTAAGAGACGAGTGGAATCTGTGCAGAAGCGAATTGTCGAACTCAGAAAATACGTGGGAGCGTGAGTCTTCCGGTTCCATTTAATTCAGGAGTCTAATCATGCAATTCTTACTCAGTAACTGGAAGTCAGTCGGGTTTGTTCTTGTCCTGTTTCTCATTGGACTTTCGATCTGGCTGTATGGAAATAGTCGGGAGTCCGAGGGCCGCGAGATTCAAAGGGTGATTGACGATGAGAAGTATCAAGCGTTGGTCGATGCCAAGACTCAGGTAGATTCTCAGTTGACGGTTGCTAGAGAAACCCTACCCCCTCTCGTCATACGCTATCGGGACCGGACGTTACCAAGTCCTGATATACGCTCACAGGTGGACTCAGCATTCAGGGAAGGAATCGCTCAGGGTCTAGATTGTCAGGAGCAACTGTATAGACTGGCTGAACCTGCTACGCTATGGATCGACACGACGCAACTGACGAAAGACTCTCTCGAAGTCAGGACAACGGGCCGCGTGGACTATTATCCCTTGTCCAGAGATTTCTACGCGACGATTCAAGCTGCTCCGGTCATCACTCGGACTTGGCTTGTCAAGTCAGGGTTTATTATCCAAGCCCTTCCTGATATTTTGGGGGTTGAGATAACTCTGGGGAATCAGGTAAAGAATCCTTCCCCGCGATTAGGGCTTATGGTATTTCGGGAGGGCTACGGGCTAGGTCTAGACTTGCAGGCGAAGGAGAATCCGGTGGTCAAGGTGGGAGTTAGGTTCTAATGGCAAGATACAATCGTGGTAAGCGCATGATTGGTTGGAGACGAAAGCGCAGAAAGTTTGTCTATTGGCAAAAGCCGATTGAAGTCTATGAGATATCGGGTTGTCATAGATGCAAAGGGCATAACTGCACGTATTCAGAATTTGTTGACCGTATGTGGTGTTTCGATTGCAAGAGAGAATACAAGCCGAGTCATTGGGGAATCTTCGAGGGACCGATACCAATCAACGTGACGCACATGCTTGGTATTTATTTCCATCGGGTCAACATCAAGACGCAAGAACTAATCAAGGAAGATGATCCGCGATATTCTAAGGCGTGGCCATGACCGCCCGTTCTAAGTTAGTCCATAAGGCAGACAAGGCCGCGAGGAAAGTATGAGTCGTTACCGCGCACATAAGCCGGACGGCAATCAAGATGCCATTGTCAAATCACTCCGGCAAATCCCTGGGGTTAAGGTTCTCGTTCTTTCGCAAATTGGTAAGGGATGCCCCGATATTTTAATAGGCTACAAGGGGCGCAACTGGTTATTTGAGATCAAAGACCCGTCGCAGGACAAAAGCACACGCGTATTGACGAAGGATGAGGCCGCGTTCTTCTTCGGTTGGACAGGTCAGGCAAATGTGGTCGAAACGCTTGCAGATATTCTCAGAATATTGGGCATAAAGTAGCACAAAGATTCAGGGAGAAACAGGAAGAATTAAGAAGAATTAGCTTGACATTACAATATCTGTTTGGTAGAATACGAATAATATGATTATGGGATGGCGTAGATTACGGATACTTCTCCTAGAGAAAGAAAACCCGTAGTCGCTTGTTCCTCCCTTTGTTTTGTTGCCGATGGCGTAGATTACGGATACTTCTCCTGATAAAGAAAACCCGTAGTCGCTTGTTCCTCGGCTTTAATTTTGGACGTGGCGTAGATCTGGGTTACTTCGGCTAAGAAAGACCCTAATCGCTTGTTCCCGTCCTTTTGTTTTCCTCTCAATCCATTACTATGGAGATGGCATATGGCACGAATCAATATCCCCGCAGCAACTCTTCCCCGCCCCCAAACGCACGAAGGGGCTATAGCCCACAGAATCAATCCCAAACAGCAACTTAAACGAACGGTCATGGCCTGTCTTTTGTGGGAGGATAACTTTTACGAAGACGGTATGACAATTGCTGAACGGATCGTTTCTTTGTCTCAGATTGTCGAGCCGACGGTTGTTGCTGAAATCGCAATCGAAGCGCGAGACAAAATGGAACTACGTCATGTCCCGTTACTCCTAGCATCCATCCTTGCCAAGCGTGGGTATAAGGGGACTGCCGACCTACTCAATCACATTATCCAACGTGCCGATGAATTGTCGGAGTTTGTTGCTGTTCACGCAAGGGTTAACGGTGTAGAACCGAGCAACGTCAAGAAAGTTCTTTCTGCTCAAATCAAACGTGGGCTTGCTAGGGCTTTCACAAAGTTCGACGAATACCAACTTGCCAAGTATAACCGCGATGGAGTTGTCAAACTCCGAGATGTTCTTTTCCTTTCACACCCCAAACCGAAAGATGAAACGCAGAAGGAAGTATGGAAGCGATTGGTTGATAATCAACTTGCTATCCCTGATACATGGGAGACTGCTTTATCGTCTGGGAAAGACAAGAAGTTCACGTGGGAACGATTGATTATCGAGGGAAAACTCGGAGCATTGGCTTTCTTGCGAAACTTGCGGAACATGAAAGAGACAGGTGTTACGGAATCGGTGATCCTTGAAGGCTTGAACGCGATGAAGGTCAAACGAGTTTTACCTTTTCGGTTTATAGCAGCCGCGAAGTATGCGCCTCAATGGGAACCTGAACTGGAAAAGGTGATGTTCAAAGCGTTGTCTTCGCATGAGAAACTTTCCGGTAAGACGGTGCTGGTTATTGACAATTCCGGTTCGATGCACGGCACAACGGTTTCCCAACGTTCTGAATTAGACCGTTTCGATGTGGCTGCGGCATTAGCAATTCTTCTGCGGGAAGTTTGTGAGAATGTTGTCATTATTGCATTTGCCACCGATGCAACAATAATGCCTTCCCGGCATGGCTTCGCACTGCGAGACGCAATCAAAAACAGTCCAAGCGGCGGAACCGATACTCAAAGGGCTGTGACATTAGCCGCGAACGAGGGCTACAATCGGGTTATCGTTGTGACTGACGAACAATCCCATACGGTGGTCAATTCTCCGTTGATTGGGACTCGTGGTTATTTTATCAATGTGGCCACAAATCAAAATGGCATCGGCTATGGAGCGTGGACACGCATTGACGGCTGGAGTGAACACGTCATTGATTATATCCGAGAATTTGAGAGGGTTGAAGAATGACAGATATACAGAAACAAGAAAAGTGCAAACGGTGTGGTTATGAATGGCCGCGCCGTTCTGTGCTTCCACCAAAAGCATGTCCAGCTTGTAAAAGCTACCGTTGGAACGTGCCTTTGAGGACCAAGAAACCCAAAGCAGCAAAGTAGTTCTCCACCACCTATCACAGGAGGTATGTATGTCCATCGCCCGTCTGTACCCCGAACTCGTCCAGAACACAGACGTACTCCCCATCATCGTTCCGCGTAAGGACGAAATCAAACCCAATGCAGATTTATTCGTTACCACATTGCTCGAAGCAATGTCCGCGAAGGATGCGTATGTCTATGTGTATGCGCGTATCGCGGTGGAAGAATCGGCACTTGAGGCACTCGCGGAAAAGGCGATTATCGGGCTAGAAGGAAAGTCCGAGACCATTTTTGGAGCCACACTTTCCACTCGCAGTAAACCCGCGCAGTATATTTACAGCGACCCGAAATTGGACAGACTCAAAGCAGAACTGGAGAACCTGAAAACAGCGATCAAAGAACGAGAGACGTTCAACAAATCTATCCCAGAGGAAGGAACCGCCGACCCCGAAACGGGAGAGATCATCCATCGTCCGGTGAAGAACGAGCAAGGCGTTACCATTGCGGTCAAACTTGCATAACCCCATCACCTGAGGTCTATCATGTCAGAAGAGAATGCATTACAAAAAATCGTAGAGGCGAGTGGACTGGAGAAAACAAAGTCTGCATTCATCCTCGAAAAGTTCCAAGATTATTTTAAGATCGCTGATGATTGGGAGAAGAAGGCGCAGGTCTTGGTTGTGACTTCTCCGACCCAGATCGCTGAAATGAAAATGGCGAGAGAGGGAAGGTTGTTCCTGAAACAAAAGCGCGTCGATATTGAGAAGGCACGTAAGGAATTAAAGGAGCAATCTCTTCGAGAGGGAAAGGCAATTGACGGTATCGCCAACGTCCTGAAGGCCCTTATCGAACCGATTGAAGAACACTTGGAGCGTCAAGAGCGATTCGTTGAGATAAGAGAGGAAGAAGCGAAGGAGAAGCGCAGGGTTGCGCGTGTTGAAGAGATACAGTTCCTCGGACTCGACCCTCTGCTTTATGATCTTAAAAATATGCCCGAAGAGTCATACTCGCAGTTGATCAACGGGACACGCCTTGCGATTCAGCAAAAGAAAGAAGCGGAGGAAAAAGCAGAAGCCGAAAGAATCGCAAAAGAGAAGGCCGACCGAGAAGAGCGTGAACGTATGCAGGTAGAGAACGAGCGACTGAGGAAAGAATCTGAGGAAAAGGAGCAACTACTGAAGAAGGAACGCGAAGAGACCGTCAAGCGCGAAGCAGAACAACGGGCTATTGTTGAGGCGCGGGAGAAGAAACTTCGTGCCGAACAAGATACAAAGTTGAAGAAGGAACGCGAAGAACGCGAAAGATTGGAGAATGAATTGAAGGCCAAAGCCGATGCAGAAGCGAAGGAGAAAAGACGTATCGAAATGGAGGAACGAATCGCAGAACGCGCACCGGACAAAAAGAAGCTGGAGGTATTCGCTTTGTCCATCGAGGGGATTGTTTTGCCGGAAATGAAAAGTAAGGAAGCGAAGAAGATCGTTGAAGATGCGAAGTCTTTACTGTCCAAGACCGCCGTGTATGTTCGCGGTCAAATGAAGAATCTGTAAATCCATCCATCACTCACAGGAGGTATCATGGGCCGTCACGCTAAGGACACACCGACCAACTTTCACCCTGCTCCGGTAGGGACGCATATTGCAAGGGCTATCAAGATCGTTGACATCGGCACACAACATGGGGAGTATCAGGGTAAGCCGAACGCTCGGAATCAATTCATTCTCTTCTGGGAACTTCCGACAGAGATGTTGGACACCGAGGACGGTCAGAGGCCGTTCATCATTTCAAAATTCTACACTAATTCCTTGAACGAGAAAGCAACCCTGAGGGCCGATTTAGTTTCTTGGAGAGGGAAAGAATTCTTTCCTGAAGAATTAGAGGACTTTGATCTGATGAACATTCTTGGGAAACCTTGTCTGGTTACGGTGATCGAAGGGGAAGAAAAGAACAAGAGGAAAGTATCGTCCGTTACCGGACTCCCGAAGGGAACCGTGTGTCCGGCTCAGGTCAATGAAAACTTTTCGTTCTTCCTCGACGAATGGGATTCCACGAAGTTTGAAGGACTCTCCGACGGACTGAAGAAGATGATCGAGAAATCCGATGAGTATAAGGCCATGAAGAACGGACAAGCTACGGTGGTCGAGTCTCAGGTCCCGAAAGACGATGATCTCCCTTTTTGACAATGGTCAAGCGCGTCGATTGGTTCGCAGGAATTCGAGAAGGTAAGTTTGTCGTGCCGGATAGGGATGGATTCCTGCGAACTGTTTTAGAGATGTTCGGAGACAAGGACCAAAGTCTTTCTCTTTCTGTTGCAAAGAATACTCGTTCGGGAGCGCAGAATAAATACCTGTGGGGCGTAGTGTATCGGGTGTTGTCAGATTGGAACGGGAACACACCAGAGGAATGGCATCAGATATGCAAGCAGAAGTTTCTCCAGTCGTATATGTTGCAAGTTGGAGAAGAAGAGTTTGAGCTTGAACCCTCGACCACGAAATTGAGCAAGGATGAATTCAATGAGTATGTGGAGTCTATTCGTAGGTGGGCCGCAGGGCATGAGGTAGTGATCCCAGAGCCTGGTCAGGTTGATTGGGTAAATTCAAGTCAGCCCTGAGACATTTGGACGTTAAGATGAGATTGTAGCGTTGCGGGGTTGATCGGGAACCCGATTGGCCCTTGCTCAAGGGAAAAGGGAAGCCCGCCTGAGACGCTCCGCAACGCTTCTTTATCAATCTCGGTAGCAGTTGTGTGAGCAAGGAGTGATGGGTGAGACAGGGTGCAGCCGCTACTGAATTTAATCATATAAGGAGGATGCAATGCTTAAGTTCAATCGGCATGAACTCCCGTAGTCAACTCAAGATCATCGAATCCGTTCTCTCGGATGGTCGGCCTCATTCGGCGTATGACTTAGCTACAATTATTGCTGTTGAGAAGTATGGCGGCTCGGACAAAGTAGGTCATGGCCTGAGAATCGGTGCGAGGATATGGGAGTTGCGACACGAAAAAGGCATGGAGATAAAATCTTGGAAAGACCCCAATAATGCACAGAAGCAAATCTACCAGTATATTGCTCCCACGAAAAAATTAACATTATTTAGCCAATAGTAAGATCATGAAGACTATCTCGTTGAGTCAGGGCAAGGTTGCATTGGTGGACGAGCCAGAGAAGAAGCAGACTCTCATCGAACGATTCGCAGAAGAGATCAGTTCACTCAAGGGCAATCCGAAGTGTTCTACCTGTTACGGGAAGTTCTACACAGGTATCGCAGAATTGCCGAATGGGGTGAAGGTCTTGCAGACGTGCAGATGTGCGAAGATCGGAGAGACAGAATACATACGTCTGCAATCACGGATTGATGCAACTGGTGCAGCTCTGGCGAATCAGGTGGAAAAGTCCTTGAAGGAAATGGAGGAAAGACTTTCCCGCCGGACCTTGGTGGGATTTGTGACCTACTTGTGGAAGTGGGTGAAAGGCGAGAAGAAGAAAACGAAATGGCCCGTAGGCGTTACGTCAGATGGGAAAGTGCAGTTTGCAGTGGACGGGAAACCGATGAGATCAGCAAATTATGTCAACGGAGAAATATCGGAGAGGTCGAAATGAACATCCTACTTGACTTTCTTTACCGACTGAAATACAAAAGCCCGACTTAATCATCGGGTTTCTTCTTTCCCTCTCTCCAATAATCCCAAACATCTCGCAGAAACGAAGTCCACAATATCCAAAGGGCGAGGACGAATAACGCCCCGCCCATCCATTCCCGCCAAAGTTCAATCAGTTTTTCCATACATCGAATATCCGCATCAACGGGCATAGACTCAAGCCTCGGTAAAACTGCATTATGTAGCGTATGCGTACGGGGGAATCCCCATATTCAACGATTCCCCGCTCCAATCCTTTCTTCCGTTTGAGCCAAAGCTTGAAATCCAGCCGAGCGGTCTGAGAATCTTGGCAGCAATGGAGGTAGTTCATTTTCTCAGCATTCTCATTTCTCGGTCTTTCGTGACCGACAGAAATCGGAGAATAGCTGCGATAAAAATGAAGTAAGCAACGAACCAAAGATACCAGGGCATGGGGTCACCTATAAGGAAGTGAGGGTAAGGGCATCCAATGAGAAACATCCGAAAAGGGAATAGCTATCTGGTCTCCATAACTAGTATGATTGTCGGAGAACCAATTCTCTCCGTTGTGCCATCCGAGTCTTATATTGACGTAGGTTATTTCATCTTTTCCGTTCCAGACATAGATTGTGTTGTGGATGAATAAAACATCCTGGTTTTTAGGTGGAAGAACCATAGAAGTACTTTGCCATTCGGATTCTGACATGGTTATTCTCCCGATACGAATAGTGTGCCGTTATCCTTGCGCTCAGTGTAGTATCGCGTAGCGAGGAAATGGTTGATGGCTTTCTTAATCCTTGTTTTCCTCGCAGGTATTTCCCCTCGTTCGACCGCTCGCCAAGCATCGTAGCTGATCTGGATAAACTTTGATACGACCTCGGCAGCTTGACGTTGTGACAGCAAGAGTCTGATCCTTTTCTCCCTAACCTTCTTGGCGATCTTGGAGCGAGTCGTTGGAGGCGGACCTAGCGGCCCTTTGGAGTAATGGGGGAATATAAGATTGAAATTGCTCATTTTCCCTCCGTAGCTGATTTCCACATCTTGTCATATACGCAACTCCGCATGTGCATTCTCCCGCAACACTGCATGTGCATTCCCCCACAACTCCGCATGTGCATTCCCCCACAACACCGCACGTGCATTCTCCCGCAACACTGCACTTGCATTCTCCTGCAACACTGCATGTGCATTCTCCCACAACTCTGCATGTGCATTCTCCCACAACTCCGCATGTGCATTCCCCCGCAACTCCGCATGTGCATTCCCCCACAACACCGCACGTGCATTCTCCCGCAACACTGCACTTGCATTCCCCCACAACTCCGCACTTGCATTCCCCCACAACTCCGCATGTGCATTCTCCCGCAACTCCGCATGTGCATTCTCCCACAACTCCGCATGTGCATTCCCCCGCAACTCCGCATGTGCATTCTCCCACAACTCCGCATGTGCATTCTCCCGCAACTCTGCACTCGAATTCCCCCGCAACACCAGATACAGGTTTGCCGAGCGTGACGATTCAGCGCCGCACTCCAATACAACGCGGCCGTAGACTTCGCAAATACCTGTAAGTTTGACCCGCACGGTCGCGCGGACTTCCACATCTTTCTCGATGCGATTGTTGAGCGCATCCCATTCGGCCTGAGAGTTGACTACAATCTGCGTCATGATTGTCTCCTATGAATGAGCGATAAATCGGCCTGTTGGATGTGATGGATGATTAGGACTGTGGATAACGACCACGTACCTCGTTGTCATCAGAAACAGTAAAGGTAACGTCATTATCATTGCCGGTTGGGTCGCGCAATTCCTGACGGTCGATTGCCTCTGCGCGTTTCGTGTCCTTCGACTTCATGGAACATTCATCATTAGAGTGGGTGAAGGTTTATTGTTGATTGACTGCAATGATTTTAAAATTGCTCGCGGACCATTTTTCGAAATTGTCGGCTAATCCTAAAAATGCTGATTGAGCATCGTGTAGGGTTGCGAAATTCATTGTGGGACGATTGCACGCGCTGTCTAATTCGATGATCAGCTCATTGTCTGTGTCAACGCAAACACTGGCATAATCTGAACGTATCTGATATGTTGTGTTGTGTTTCATGGCGACCTCCTATGTTTGGTGCATGTAAACTGCTAAAATGGTTTCACAAAGTCAATTTTTGATTAGCAGTTAGGCATCATAAACATCAATAGACACAGGCATTTTATAACAATCGACAGCCGGTTATTATTTCCGAAAAAATCAGTGAATCGGTAAATTTGACATACTCAAAAGAAAATGCGGATATTGGGCCAGAAACGTAAGGCAGGCTGAAAAAAAATCATGGCAAACGGAGGAAAGCGACCAGGGGCTGGCAGACCGAGAGGAAAACCCAATACTTTCACACGCACGGCGCGCGAAGCATTTCAAATTGCGTTCGACACGCTTGGAGGACCAGCGGGATTAGCAAAGTGGGCGAAGGAAAATCAAACTGAGTTCTACCGTATTTACGGTAGGCTTATTCCGGTTGAGATCGAAAACACGGGTGAAGTAACTCTCAAGGTTCGCTACGTTGATACGCCAAAGCAAGACGAAACCGATTAACGAGGAATGGGTTGATATTCCGCGACCGCACGAAAATCAATTGCCGTTTCTGCGATCGAAGGTAAAACGGAAAATCATTCGCGGCGGGCGTCGAGGCGGGAAAACAGTAGGAGCGGCGATACTTGCATGTGAGGCTTTTCTGGTGGGCAAGCGAGTTCTCTATGCCACACCAACCTCAGACCAGATACAACGATTTTGGACAGAGATCACGCGAGCTTTTGCACATGCGGTCAAACGTGGAGTATTGAAAAAGAACGAGACGGAACATGTTATTGAAGTCGTACACAAAGAGCAGCGTATCAGAGCAAAGACGGCCTGGAACGCCGATACGCTTCGAGGTGATTACGCTGATCTATTGATCTTGGATGAGTTTCAGCTGATGAACGAGGATGCATGGGAAATTGTTGGTGCGCCAATGTTGTTAGACAATAACGGAGACGCAGTGTTCATCTATACGCCACCCTCGTTACATTCCCGCAGCGTCACAAAGGCAAATGATCCTCGTTATTGCGCGAAAATGTTTTTGAAAGCCACGGCAGATACAACCGGCCGGTGGCAAGCCTTCCACTTCACCTCATACAGTAATCCATCGTTGTCACGCAAAGCCCTGGCGGACATCTCACATGACATGACCGACCTTGCTTTTCGGCAAGAAATTATGGCCGAAGACATTGATGCAGCTCCAGGGGCTTTATGGACACGTGAGAATATCGAAGTCAATCGCAGAACCTCATACCCTGATTTGGATTTGGTCATCGTCGGAGTCGATCCTTCAGCTACTTCCACTGGAGACGAAGCCGGTATTGTCGTAGCAGGAAGAGCGAAGAATGAATACTTCACGCTTGCAGACAACAGCATACAAGGTTCGCCGAATGATTGGGCCAAAGCGGCGGTGACAGCCTATCATGTGCATAAGGCTAACTTCATTGTTGCCGAGCAGAATAACGGCGGTGAAATGGTTGCTTCCGTTATTCATGAAGTCGATAAAGATGTTCCCGTTGAGTTGGTCCACGCTTCAAGAGGGAAAGCAACGAGAGCTGAGCCGGTGGCTGCGATCTACGAACAATCAAGAGCGCATCATATCGGAGTGTTCGGATTATTGGAAGATGAAATGGCCCTTTGGACTCCTGGGGATGCTTCGCCGAACAGAATGGATGCTCTTGTCTGGGCCTATACGAAACTTATTGAGACTGAACCGCCTTTGACATCAGCTGACCTGCGCGCAATCGAAATCCCTGAGATGGAAGCTGTGAGCATAACCGAGAATTACTGACAATGGCTAAACGCCGTTCTCCCGATAATCAGCCTGCGAAGCTCCCGGAATACGGGGAATTGGTTTCCATTATGCAGTCGGAAACAGCCACAATTCTTTCCGATTATGTCAGGCAATATGTCGGCATTGTCGGCGGAACGCCGGAACCTGGGCAGGGCATCTTTATCAATTGGGACCGGGTGCTTACTACTCAGTCCTATAAAGAGCTGGCATGGTTTGATTTGTACCAGGAGGTAGAGCGAGACCCGCATGTTTTGGCTGTCATGGGATCGGCGAAAATTAACATTGCCGGTATACCGTGGGATATGTCAGCCTATCTCAAGCCGGGAGAGAAGAAACCATCGCTAAGAAACCAAGCGATTGCGGATTTTGTCAAGAGGGTTCTGACTGATACGGGGTATTTCCCGCAGCACATATACAATCTGATGGGCGCACTCGGCAAAGGATTCGCCGTCAGTGAGATTGTGTATGATACAGTAACCGGACCAGGTGTGAGGATCAAGCAGATTCTCAATCGTCCGCAGCGCAGATTTCAATTTGATGCGGTTGATCGTTCCTTGAAACTTCGGGACATCAAGAATCCCTACTACGGTACTCCGCTACCGGATAAGAAGTTCGTCGTGCATCGTGTATCGGCTGAATGGGACAATCCGTTTGGAGACGCAATAGACCAGAGTTTGTACTGGATGTGGCTCTTCAAAAAGACCGTTTGGAAATACTGGATGATGCACCTCAATGTCGCTTCATCATCAATTCCCTTGGTGCAGCATCCGGCGAAAGCTCCGCCGGAAATGAAAACTGAAGCCCTGGATATTGCAAAGATGATTCGTCAAGGAGCCTATGGACGGCTGCCAGATAATTTCAAAATCATTTGGGCTGAGGCTGCCAACGGTCCGCAAAACGCAGAGACATACAACAATTTCATTCGGACAGTCAATGATGAGATGTCGAAGGCCATCAACGGCCAGACTCTCACGACTGAGGCTTCTTCGGGGACAGGCACAGGGACTCAGGCTCTTGGTAACGTCCATCAGGGGACGCAGACTGCGAGAGATGTATATAGGGCGCACGGTTTTGAGGCGACACTCAATGCAACAGTCATTCCCTGGATTACAGATTTCAACTTTGCCAACGTCGAGGGATACCCACGGTTCAGGTTCGACCTAGAAGACCCCGAAGATTTGGTGCGGGAAGCGACTATTGTCAAGATGCTTTCAGATGCCGGATATGATTTCGACCAAGAAGAACTATCAGAGAAATTCAACTATACGTTGACGAAGAAAGAACCATTGAAACTGAATCCTGCAAATCCGATTGACAAGAAGCTGGATAAACTGAATCCAGATGAACCAAAGGAGAAGGATGATGAAGAAGAAAAGTGAGATAGTCATTGATGCTTTCAAGGCGGGTGATTATCCGCAAGGAAACTTCGGAGCCAAAGAGCTATCGGAATTAGCCTCGTCCTACGACCCGAAGAACTACGAGGCTCCGATACTCATAGGGCATCTCTCAGACCCCTCCTATAAAGGCAAGAGTTCGATACCGGCCTATGGCTGGATCGGCGCCGTCAAGGTCGTGGGAGATCACCTGAAGTTCGTGGCCTCACAGTTCTCCGAGCAGTTGAAGGGATTCATCAAGGACGGATTCTACAAGAAGGTCTCGGCTGCGTTCTTCCAACCGAACGACCCGAACAATCCGACCCCTGGCAAGTGGCATCTGCATCACCTTGCTTTCTTAGGTGGTGTTCCTCCGGCGGTCAAAGGACTTGAGCAGATTGCTTTTGCTCAGATGGTCAGTGGTGGTATGGAGTTCTCGGAGATGGTAGTTGAGTTCGCAGAAGACGGGGCTATCGAAGAGGTTGAGGAAATGGGGAAAGAGGATACGCTGAAGAACATGACGGAGTATTGCGCCAATTTCATCTCGAAGGTGGAGATGGCTCTGTCTGCGGACGTTGACGCTGAGACTCGTAAGGGCCGTATCAATCTCGCGGCGTATGACCTTCAATCAGAACTGTCTTCGTGTGTCAATGAACACTTCGCATTTATGAACAAGATGGAAAGTGTTGGGGAGAAAAAAGAAGATGGGAAAATGGAGATGTCAGAAAAGAAAGGTTGGCTGGTCAGACTGGCCGGACGAGTTCACGAAGTAATCACTCAAAGAAAGGAAGTCGATATGGATGCAACAAAAGAAAAAGAGTATCAGGAGAAAATCTCCACTCTTGAAATCCAGGTGAAGGAATTCGCCGAGAAGGAACGGCTGGCAAAAGAAGCTATCGCAACCACAGAGAAGGCAACCAAGGACGCGGCTGAGAAGGCCAAGTCTAATGCTCTGACCGCTGAGGTCAAGACGTTCTGCGAGACGGCGGTAAAAGAAGGTCGCATGACCCCCGCAATGGTCGAGACTGATAATCCAATCATGCTGAACCTCGCCAAAGTCGATCCTTCGGCTTTGAAATCCTTCCAGGAAAAGTATGCAAAACCCATCGTTCCGATTGGGACAGTATCGGAAATCGATCAGCATGGTGCTGACGATAAGCGACCTCAAATACTCCAAAGCGCGGAGAAGTATGCAGTAGCACACAGGGCGGACAAAGAATTTGCAGGCTTGACGGCTGCGAATGCAATAAGCCGGGCCGTGTATCTCCACAGCATTGGACAGATCAAGTTTGAGGCCGAATCAACAATCAATCAGAAAGGGGCCTGACAATGGCCACTGGAAATAACGTCGCCGGGGATGTCTGGGTAGCCCATACCCTGCCCATCACGACGACCGCGAATCTCGCGGGAAAAAGTCTTATCACGGTCGTAGGTGCTGCGGTCGCAAATGCGGCCAATAGCGTCTTCGGTGTGATCAGAGTCGATACACCCTCCGGCGACAGTGCTGACGTGAAGGTGGCGCCATCAATCGTTGAGGTTATCGTGACTGGGACAGTGACGAAGGGCGGGAAGGTCGAAGTCCTTCAGGCGACAGTGGTTGCGAACATCAACGGAACAGAAACTAACACCACCTCTGCCGGAGTTACAGATTTGGCAAGTGGATATCCAATCGGGAAAGCGTTGTCGGGCGGCGTGGCAAATGAAACCGTCCTCGTCGCGCTGTTCCTTAACGACGGCAAGACCGGTTAAAGGAGACGAACATGAAAAGCGTTTATTATCAACGCAATCTCCAGACGGGATTGCTCGATGTGAAAGAGTTCGCGTCTGATTCGCAACTGTCGCTCTTGCGCATCTCTGACCCCGTGGCAACGAATCTTGTCCAGGGTTATACGAACGCGGAGTTGAAGGGTGACAAATTTCTTACTCCGGTCAAGATGCCGAAACGGACTGGACGATTTCCGGCATTCGGTCAGGAAGCATTTGTGATCTCCGGTGATCTCAAGCGGGCAGTGGGTGCGAGGGTTGCACGTTTGAATGTCCAGTCAGGGTTTGTAACGCTCACGATGGACGAATACGCTTCGGGTGTGTCGCTTGAAAATAGCGAACGTGAAGAGTGGGCGGGTGCGCCGGATATGCTCTTGAACGGCCGGTTGCTCACCAACACGGCCCGTATCAGGTTGTATCGGGAGAAGCTCCAGGCTGAAGCGATGACGACCACAACCAACTACGCATCGGGGCATTACATTTCCGGTGCTGGAAAAGCTTGGGGTGGTGCGGGATCGGGAGATCCCGTGGCAGATATGTGGGACCTCCAGGAACTCATCCTGAAAAAGAATGGCCGCTTCGGCAACGTGGCGTTCTTCTCATGGGGTGCATGGTTGAAATTTATCAACAACACAGCAGTCCTCAATCGCATCAAATATGGCGGAAGCGCAATCAGCCCAGCGCAAATGTCCGAAGCAGCGGCAGCGCAGTTGCTGCACGTTGATGAGGTGCATGTCTGCGGTGCGGTCTATGGCACTCCATCAGCTCCGGGTTCTGACGGCGGCGTGAAGAAGTCGGCACTGACCAAAGCCTTCTTGTGGGATTCCGTGCAGTCGAACAACGCTGGCATCATCATTCGTGGTTCGGGTTCCGGGATCGAATCTGCATTCGGATATACCTGGGAACATCAGGCGTATCCAAAGGTCGAGAGTTACTACGAGAACCAGACCAAATCGCAGGTATGGGATGAGCAGCACGTCTTCAACCCAGCAATCACTGCGAACGAAGCCGGTGCAATGTATTATTCACTCGCGTAACGGGGAGGACACAGACAATGGGAACTCCCTCAACAACCAAAAGCACATTTCTTCCCGCACAGGCATACTCCGATCTACTGGCCGTGAAGGGCTATCCGTTCGGTTCGGGACAGGTGTATTATGTCGATGAAACGAATGGAGCAGATACTAACAATGGTTTGGACGGTTGGTCCAATGCCAAGGCGACGATTCAGGCGGCCATTACGGCAGCCTCGCAGGGCGATACGATTTTGATTGCCCCGGTCGAAGTTGCTGCCGGTGACACTGATCCGGGAAGTTACTCGGAAAACCTGGTCATCGGGACAACGCAAGCCTATCTGTCGCTCATCGGTGTTCCACGCGGACGGGTCCAAGGCGGCCTTCCGCAATTGAAGGTCGGTGCGACGACGACCTCGCCGCTTCTGACCATTCGCGCTCCTGGCTGCACTATCCGCAACCTCGGTTTCAATGGTACAGGCGGGACGGGTGGAGGTATTGTTTTCGATGAAACCACAGCCAACGGTCAGGCGTGGGGAACATCTATCGAAAATTGCCACTTCAAGAACTGCGTCGGCACAACGGCAACAAACGCAGCGACGGGCGGAGCGATCAACTGGCAGTCTGTAGGCGGAGCGTGGCAGATACTCGTCAAGGGTTGCCGGTTCTACAAAAACGTTGGCGATATTGTCATGAAAGGAACAACATCTTCATTGCCACAAGATGTCGTTATTGAAGACTGCGTGTTCTCCGGCCCGGCTGCAAGCGTGGATTGCAATATCTACGTAGCGGCTGACGGTATCAACGGCGTTGTGGTTCGCAATTGCTCATTCCAGCAAAAACCCGCCATTGGTTCTGGAACCAATGCAAAATATATCGTCATGGGTACTGGAACGGTTGGCGTGATTGAAGGCTGCAAGTTTGGATGCCAGACTTCAGCAACAGGCGGGACACAAATCACGTTCAAGTCGGGCGGAACTGGTGGAGACTTCCCAACAACGGTTCATATCGTAGCCAGTTTTGGGCAGTCGATCACCGACGGCGAATCCGGCGAGATCACTATCGCTGCATAAAGAGGAAAGCGCATGGCTAAATTCATTATCAATACTGCGCAGACAAAAGCATTGCGGTTGTCTGAGATTAACGGTGTGTTCATCGACGAAGTGAAGAACGATGATCTTTCGAGCACGTTCACGGTGATGTTGAGAACAACCGGACCGATATATTTCGAGATAGCCAATACGCTTGCGGAAGCGAAGGCATTGGCCGTGCCAATCCTTGCGGCGTTGGAACAGTAGCATTGGATGCGGGAGTCGAGAGATTCCCGCATTCACAAAATTTCACAATACCATCAATCAAGGAGAAATGTCATGGAACAGAAAAATTGCCCATCAACACACGGCAGCGGTTATATGATGGGAAG